CTAAGCAGGTGTCACCATCTGCAATTTGTTTCAAATCAATCTCATCTTCAATGCGCTGTCGTTTAATCTGTGAGCCAACCTTGTCAGCCTTCTTGACCTTCTCTGAGCGTAGATAGTATAAGCTCTTAAGTCCGTTCTTCCAAGCCATGAAGTGGATGCTGTGCAAATACTTGATGCTCACAGTCGCTGGAAAGAATAGATTAACACTCTGGCCCTGATCAATGTACTTCTGGCGATCAGCAGCATGCTCAATAATCCACCGCTGGTCAATCTCCATCGCTGTCTGGAACACTTCCTTGATGATATCAGGGATGTCTAGATGCTGCACAGAGCCGTCATTGCTGATGATGGATGCCCATGTGTCATCATCATTCAAGCCAAGCGCCTCAAGCTCTTTAACAAGGAATCTATTCTTATGAATAAACGCACCACTCAGCGTATCCTGACGATAGACATTGGCACGATAGGGTTCGATAGAAGGACTAGTGTTACCCATGATGAGGCTGCTGCTGGCGTTAGGTGCTACTGCCATGTGATGACTGAAGCGGCGTTTCTTTTCAGAGAACATTGAATCAGGACATGGACCACGAAGCTCAACCAACATCTCATCAGCTTTAAGACACTGGTTATGGATGTGCTTGAACATTTCGATGTTGACACTCTTAGCCATCACACCATCAAAGCTCATGCGTTTCTTTTGCAGATAGGCATGAAAGCCTAACGCGCCCAACCCGACACTACGCTCCATAGTGGCACTGACTTTAGCACGTTCAATAGGGCTAGGAGCGTTGTCGATAAAATACTGAAGTACATTATCCAGCATCTCCATAACATCGTTGATAAACTGTTCATCGTTTTTCCAATCATCGTAGTATTCAAGGTTCAAAGAAGACAAGCAACACACGGCTGTACGCTTCTCACTTGTTGGCAGGAAGATTTCAGTGCATAGATTGCTGCCATTGATGGTGAGTCCCTTGTCCTTGAGCCATTGTGGCACAGCAGCATTGGCTGTATCAATGAAGACAAGATAGGGTTCACCGGTTTGCATGCGAAGATCAAGAATCTTTTGCCACAGATACTTAGCAGACACCACTTCAACAACCTTATTGTTAGAAGGGTTAATCAACTCAAAGGCATCGTCAGCATCAGGGTCTTTCATGCATTCGTCAATGATGGACATGAACTTGTCAGACAGATTAACACCATGATGCAGGTTCAGTGTGCGTAGGTTCTGATCACCTGTTGGCTTACGCATCTCAAGGAAGGCAATGATGTCTGGATGATTGATGTTGAGGTAGGCAGCATAGCTACCGCGCCGTGTACTGCCCTGCTTGTAGGCCAATGAACTAGCGTCATAGATTTTCAGGTGAGGCATGATGCCAGCAGACTTGTCATCGCTGTTGCGGATACCCATGTGGATGCCGACACCGCCGCCTAACATTGAGAGCCAGTTAGTTTCAGATAGATTATCAACAAGACCTTCTGCACTATCATCAATATAGTTAAGAAAACAACTGATAGGCAGACCACGCTTAGACCTACCGAAAGATAGGATAGGCGTAGAGTAACTAAGCCAGTGCTTACTACTGTATTCATACAGCCGCTGAGCGTGTGCAGCATTGGTTGCGAACGCTGACGATACAGCAGCAAAGCGCTCCTGTGGGCTAGTCTCATCCTCGCGCATGTAGCTTTCCTTAAGGCGCTGTAGTCCAAGTTCATCAAATAAAGAGTCTCTAGATTTGTCCAATACCACGGGGTATTTATTCATAATGCTATCTGTATTCCTGTTTAGGCTGGTAAAAAAGGGGCCGAAGCCCCGTTGTAAAGTGGTTGCGGGTGAAGGATTCGAACCTCCGTCCTTTAGGTTATGAGCCTAATAGTCTGACCACTGACGTAACCCGCGCTAATTAGAAACAGTAGTTATACCTTATTCATCACCCTTAGTTTCTTTATTCTCATCCTGTGTTGTTTCTGCAACAGGAGGGGTTGCAATCTTACCAAGTTCAATAGATTCTGTCAGAGCAGCAATGATGGCGTATCGAATGAGGAAGTCTTTACCTTCTGCATCAATGTGAACGATGCAATCAGCAGAGCCGTCTTCGTTCTCTTTAATGGATTCAACTGTAATATTCATTATCAATTACCTTTTCATAAGTTAGCTCAAAGATGTCTGGCTTACAAGGATAGTGTTCACCTTTGACACCAGTGATGATGTAGTCGCCTTCAGTAACCTGATGAATACCTTCTAAAGTATCGATAGCATAACCAGTTGGTGATCTGCTATCTTTACAGACACCGATAGGCCAGCCATCCGGTGTATTAATCCAGAACTGCATAGCCTCAACAACTACAGGTTTCTTTCTATATTTCATTTCACTTTCCTTATACGAAGTTTAGCTCCTGCAAAATGTGCCATGCACCATAGAGCTACAACAATAATTGCTGGCACATAAAGCGGAGACAGTACAAACCACCAACTCCAATCAATAATGTTTGCTAATTTAAGCCCAATGAATAGTAGGGCAAGCAACGGCATGAAGCTCATTTTGTTTTCCTTTCAAGTTTCTCTTGAGCAGTTTTCTCTTTATGACATGGCCTACACATCACCTGTAGTCCCTCTATCTCACAGAACATTCTAGTAATGTATACATCCCAACTGACGAAGCCCTTCTTAGGGTCAACGACAGGGTGGATGTGGTCTACCTGTACATCAGCAGCAACAAAGATGCCTTCACAGGTAACGCACTTATAGTGCATTGCAATCTTACCAGTTTTTGCATTAACCTTCTTACCGACAAAGGCTTCTTTCAAAGACTTGTACTTAGGAGGCCAGCGTCTGGACGCAGCACGAAGCGCCGAAGTGATGAAGCTTCGGAACCTCGCGTCAGTCCATTCACCAGAGTTATGCATTTGGCACAGTGTTCGTTACAACATTAGACATGTCAACATTGTATGTTGCTGCCCGTAAGATGTCACGAACAATCTCGCAAACTTCTGCAATGTCGTATGCGATATAGTCTTGTTGAGAAAACTCTTCGTTATAGGTGACGATGAAACCATTACTGGCTAAGTGAATAACAATATTCTCCATCATAGTCCCTCGATATCAACACGAGTAAACACAATCTCTTGAGCGTCAAACCTGTACAGCCCGTAAGATATTTGATCTTTGATTTCTTCAATGAGATAATCCTCATTGCTGTAGGCAGCACCAAGATCATCTACATCTACATGAAACTCAACAGTGACGGTAGCTTTAGCCATTAGTTTTCTCCAAAGTTTTATCTAGATCAAACGCCAACAAGAACAGCAAGCAGCACATGGCGTGTGCCAAATGGCTCTTACCTGTCTCAGCATCAAGTTTCTCACCACTAGCATATGCTGACATGTGACGGAACGCTGCATCAATGTAGCGCTGCCGTGCGTTAGGCACCTTCTTCCAGTTGTCAGGGGCATACTTCTTTGCACCGATGGTTAGCACCTTCACCACTTCGTCAAGGGCTTTGAAAGGCACTAGTGTCCACTGTGGTTTGTCCTGATCAAACTTGACGCCGGTCTTAGTTTCGGATTTAACAACGCCAGCATCTAAGTCTGGTTTAACATACCATGCTGTCTTCATAGGTGTATCGGGAACGCTTTTTAAGAAGTCTTTAGCTACCCAGTTACAGTGACCATGACAGTTGTAGCAAGGCTCTTGTTGTTTCTCTTGATTCGAATAGAAACAAGTGCTGCAATGTTCAATCATTGCATACCTCCAACTGTTTTGCTATTAACAGTGAGTGTCAAACCTTCCTCTGTAGCTATCATAGTTTGAATATCAACATCATCAGCATCGCCGTACACCTTAGCGCACTCAGTCATGATCTTCTCTGTAAGCTCTACATCATTCTCCATCATAGGAATAGTAGTGGCTACCAACATTGCCATGCTGATCAACTCACGGATGCTATCTTCTGGCATTGTAATAGGCCCGATGCCAGCAATCAATACTTCAAAACCTCCATCCCATTCTTCATTCTCTACAATGATCGGACGCAGTATCATCGCCACATCATTCGGTTTCATGTCTTCTCTGGTGGGGTCCATAAAGGTTCGTCCTTTGTTCTGCGTAAATAAAGTAATCGAGCATTCTCAATTACACGATCTTCGTTACCATCATATGCTTCTACACAACGACAGTACATGTCATATTCATAGACACAATCACTGAGCATCTTGTTAGCCTTTACAGGACCAACACCTCTGATGCCAATGATGTTATCTGCTGTGTCTCCTGTCAATATCTGACAGTATAGTTTGAATAAGCCTTCTGCTTCAGTTACATAGTAGCCCTGCTTCTTGATGAAGTTGTAGTGCCACCCTGCCACCTGATCAATGTCTTTATCCAATGACACCATGATGCCGCTATCGCCTAGCTCTGTGCCAGCCGTTGCAACATCATCGTCAGCTTCTTGCCCTTCAGAAACACTAGCGCCCCATTCCTTTATCATATGCTCACGAAGTGCTGGCAAATGTTCAGGCTTTGGGGCGGTCCTATTTCCTTTGTAGACAGCTGTTGTGGCAACCTCCTTACGGAAGTTTGTTTTTCCTGTAAGGAAAAGCTTCCAACTATCTACGAAGCAATCAGGATATGTGCTGTCAACACCGCATACAAGAATGTCTGTTAAGTAACTATCAAGCCTACGCCTAGCAGTGACTTCATTTTCATTCTCGCATGCGAATGCTATGCGGTAGGCAACAATGTCACTGTCAATCAGTGCTATTGGCATTGCCAATTACAAGATGTCATCATCATCGAGATTGCCACCAACAGCATACTCAACCAAGTCAGTGATGATAAGCTTACGCAGTGCAGGGCTAACACCTTTCTTGTTCTTGTATGTCCAATCATATGAACCGACAAGTGCTTTGGCTTTACTGCCATTGCCAATCTGTGTTTCTTTAGCAATCTCATCACCATCTGTATCGTATACCCGAATAGGCTTCTCAGATTTACATGTGATGTATTTACCCATGTCGGCTTTTTTATCTTCACCGATCTGTACACTGATACCCATGTCTTCAAGCGCAGCGGCTGCTGCATCAGAGAGGTTGCATAGGTTGAGTTGGAATTTTCCGCTCATCTCATTGATCTTGTCATGCTGACACCAGAACACATCTGCTTTAATCTTGATAGCTTTAACTTCTTCAGTCATATCATTTCCTTTTTAAAAACAGTAGCACTAACGAGGCTACCTATGCCGCTTCTTTTACTAAAGAAGAAAACCTATTGTACAACAAGCTTCTCAGCTTCTGCAATGTAATAATCATAGTCGATATCATTACCGAAGTCTTTGATGTTGTTGCATGTCTTAACATTCCAGTTGCTGTCAATTGACAACCGTCTATCTTCACCACCTTCAATCAATGCTGGCATGATTTTAACCAGCTTACCACCATCTTTGCAAGCGTAGTAGCGACAAATGTTTTGCTGTTGTATTTCAGTACCATCATCCATCACCAGCATAAGCTTGCTATTGCGTGGCACCTTTGTTCTCAGCATGAAATTGTACATATCTTTATGGTTTTGTACAAAATCTTTAATGTCTGTACCATAAATCATGTTTGCTTCAGCTGCCATAGGTATGACTAAACCACCTTGGTTTTGATGCCAGCCCAAACCATCATACTGATATGCCCCTTTGCGTTTAACTTTACCATCTGTGTAGAAGGCAAGGTAGTTATTCACATCACGGATAATCATCTTTGAATAGCTGGCATACTCAAGCTGCAATCCTACCTGCTGCTGCCATGCTTCACAGATGGAGTTGTACCTGTCCATCATGTTGCGTGGACACAACACAGTGACACCATCGGTGTTGACCTGCACCAACGACAAGCCGTCAATAGTCAACAGCTTCTCAGCCAACAGGCACAGGCTAAGCTGTCCGTTGATGGTGATGGTCATCGTATATTGAGGGTCATAGAAGGGGCTGTACTGGTTGTTGCTGTCACCATACACACCATTCAATGCCAGCTTCAGCATGGCGTTCTCAGCGCTTGCCTTGGGGTAGCTCTTACGCTGCTCGTAGACATCCTTGTAGATGTCACAGAACCTGTCAGTGAGGTGTTCTGGATAAGCTCTGTTGGCAATGGCAATGTTCGGATACATGGAGCTAACATCAGCATCGATAAGCTGGTGTGTGTCGCTCTCAGACACGATGCATGATGACAAGCTGCCATGAATACCACCAGTGCCGAAGTCAAAACGAAAGCCATCAACCATGACATTCAATGTCTCAGCTTCATTCCAGCAGTACCAGTAGGAATAGACAGGCTGGCCTTTCTTCTTGGCCTTCAACTCCACCTTATCAATCCAGCCAGCAGGGTAGGCAGCTTTGAAAGCAACAAGCTCTTCGTCTATCTGCTCTGCCTTAAACTTCTTACGCATGATGTTCATGTCAGCAAACATTGCCACTCGCTCAAGCTTGTCCTCAGTTATGTCAGAGAACACACCCTTAGTTTCAGCAATGGTCTGCTTCTTAAACCATTCAAAGATTGCCTGAAACTCTGGACGCTGGAAGTCATAGTAGCTGAACAAGCAGTCTTTGATGGCAATCAATGGACGCTTAGTCTGGTTAATAACCTTCTTGCCAGTACTGTCTTTCTTGTAGCATGAGTCTGGCATTGTCTTCTCAAGCTGCATGATGAAGTAGTCTTTGCCGATCTTTGTATCATTGTGGTTGGTGAAGTCACGCTTATACTTCTTCGACAACTCATCACGAAAGCGGATGGCGTTCAATGATATGTTGTAGAAGTCGAGCGTCTTCACTACATCATGCATGTTGTATTTAAGCAACACATCAATCTCACTGTCAGTAAGCTCAGTGCCAACAGGAAATGGCAAGTCCTCAATGCTGTCAGACTTCATGTTAAATTCAATCATCTTCAGACTAGTGGCTCTCGCCTTGTTGTCGAAGTGATGTATCTTGAACAAGTCAACTTGCTTGACATACTCCTTCAATCGGATGTTGTTATGCTCAGCTTGTACAGAAATGATATCTTGTGCAACCTTGTATGCTTTCTTGGCAACAGCCTTGCCAGATACTGTCACAGCTTTGGCCCTCACTTCAAGCAAGGCATGCAACACTGGATAGTCAAAGCCCTTGTTGTTGAAGCCAACCATCCTGTGCTTCTTGTCATGCAACATGTCTAAGAACTCAAACAATTGCGACACATCATTCTTTCGTGATGAGCATTCGTACACCTGAGTGCGTGAGTTGTCTGCACAGATGGCTGTGAAGGTGAAGCAGTTAGGGTATGTTTCAATATCGTATACCCAATCCATTTCATTTCCTCTTCTTTAATTGTTTATCTGAATACGCATACATCAAATGATTGCTCACCTCCTGTATAGCATATGCCTGAAACTCAATGCTTGGTGATTCCTCACCAATGTACCTGAAGTATTCCTGTACCACATGTACAGCTTCATGTACTAACAGACCCGCTGTTGGTATGCCATCCAGTTTTTTGTCAGCAATACATACAAAGCTAACCCTGTTTCCTTTTGCTGTGACAACATAGTGTGTCATAGCAAGAGCGTCATCGTCAATCCATTTAGGCCACGGGGTAGCCACCTTTGTTCGCTTAAGTTCTTTTACAAACTCAGCCTCTGTTGTACACAGACAAAGAAAGTCACCCCTTATCAAGGTTCGATCAAGCCATGTCATTAGATGCACCATTGATGACAGCCAACAGCAAGTTGACACTTTGAATAATCATATGCTGGTGACTGATGTGCAAGTTCTTAAACTCTGGTAAAGGTCTAGGACTCTTCTTTCTTATCGCTTGCCAATAGATTTCTATCTCGCTCATCATCACTCCTTAATGTTGCATTTGGTAGGTACTTGTCAACATCTACCGACAGTTTGAAATCTTCAACGCTGTCCTTGCCGAAGATGGCATTCCATCGGCTAGCCCATTCATCATTAGCCACTGAGCGTGGACGCTGTGCGCTACCCTTGCTCATCTGCAATACCAATAATAAAACTTACTTTAAATCCAGCTAACATATCAATCGTCTTGTCATCAAGAAGATTAAACATCTTGTCAGCTTCTTCTTTTTGCAGACCGTACTCAAGTAGATATTCCCACATCCAATTCTCTGACTTGCCATTCTCAAAGTGATCAATAGCTTCCTCAAGATTCTCAAATTGATTTGCTCTAGTCAAATGATAGTTAACAATCTTCTCAAGGTTTTGTTTCATAGTGTCTTTCATAATTATCCCTTCAGTTTTTTCCAATTCTCAGCCATCATAATAAACTCATCAAGTGTGGAATCACTCTTCATGGTGTTTGCCTTAAAAGAAATTACCCATATATTTTCTTTAGTATATCCTTTTGATGAGTCTATTCTATCCAAGCTTGCTGAGTTTGACTTAACCGCCCTTCTACCTTCTGCTACAAAAAGAGGAATACCAAGCAGTGGGCAGTTGTCTGGTATTTCAAAATCATCTACTGTTATATTAAACTCAAGTCCAGATTTTTTACATCTAGCTCTTGCGGCATTTACCAGTCTGTTTTTAATATTCCTTCTGTAATATAACTTACCTTTAGTACGGATTGTGTCGCGGTTAGCGTCTCGATACTGACTTACTACGACAAGTACATCTTCTTTATTTTCCTTATAGTAATTAGACGCAGCTTCTTTTAATTTATCTTTATTTTTAAAATAGTACTTCTTGTTATAGGAAGTAGTTTGCTCTTTGGTTCTCATGATAGCTCCTTTTATGTAGAAGTTATACCACTTAAAAATACAAATAGCAAATTCTATTTTATAACAATTCTCCGTCTGGCACTGGTTCAACTTCAAACATCCTACCTGTTAGTTTGTTATAAAGTAAATCACAAGCTGGTCCTGTCTGACCACTGTGTCGTGATTTTAAGACACGCACCCTAGTGGTATTGCGAATCACAGGGTCATCAGCTTGACCATTGCGCTCAAGGCCAATAACCATATCCGAAAGCTGAGCAATGGAGGCACTACCACGCAATTGTGCAAGTGATGTAATAGCGCCTTCTTCATGACCCTCACCAGCTGGTCGTTTCAAATGGCTGACAATAATGAGGGCAATGTTGGTTTCTTGCACCAGCATACGCAGCTTCGTCATGATTTCGTCAATGGCTTTGCGCTCATCACCATTGTCTTGACTAGAGACTATGATGGACAGGTGATCAAGGAATACATACTTGCATCCCATACCCTTTGCCATGTAGCGTACACGATTGACAATGTTCTCCACTGATGTGCTACCAAAATGGTCAAACAAGAATAGCCTGTCTGTACCAAGTGTATCATCAAACGCCCGTTTGCGTTCTTCATCAGATACAACAGAGTCAGGCAGATGCAATGGTGCGTTAGCTGCCAAGCTCATCATCGACAGCGCTGTCTTGCGAACACTCTCTTCAAGGAACATCAGACCAATGTTATCCTTCGTCTTCTGCAACAGATGCCACACCACCTCACGCAGCACCTGACTCTTACCCAAGCCACTGCCAGCAGTGACAGTGACAAGCTCACCGAAGCGGATACCATAGGTGATCTCGTTCAACCCTGTCCACGGGTAGTTGCAATCGGCTGGTGCCATTGGTGTACACACAACATCCCACAGCGTACTGCCAGCCACAATGCCGTCAGGTACAAAGGACTCAGCCTTCCACCAGCGATCAACGAATGCTGCTTCTTTGCTTTCAGCAAGCCAATCACATGCATCCTTATGATCAGCAACAGGCTTGAACACCTTGCACTTGCTACCGAAAAGCTCAGCCACTTCTTTGCTGGCCTTGATACCAGCAGCATCACCATCAAAGCAAACGACAATGGTTTCAAAACTGTTCAAGTATTCGTAGTTGGCACGACAGTCTTTCACAGCAGATGCTGCACCATTGCGAATGCTAACGACAGGCCACTTGCTACCTGTCATTTGGTATGCAGCCAGTGCATCAAACTCACCCTCTACAATGGTGATGTACTTGCCACCAGTGGGGAAAAGATTCTGCCCGAACAGCGTACCCTTAGACCATGCACCACTGGCAACGAAGGTCTTGTCCTTCACACCTCTAACCTTAGCAGCTACAAGCTGTAGGTCTTTGTCGTAGTAGGGAAAGTAATACTTGTCCTCATCACGAACAACACCGAAGCGTTCCATTGTTGTTTTAGTAATGCGCCTGTCAACAACAGACACTGAGTTTCCTTTATTATAATTCTTAAGGAATGCCATGTCTGGCACTTTAATTTCTACATCAATCACATCATATTCCTTCTCTAAATCTGGCGGGGTGTATGCTGAACAAACAAAGCAGTAGCTAGACATGTCAGCATTGATGCCAACACCATCACTACTACCACATTTCTCACACTTGGTATGTGTCTTTATGAAAGCCATGTCTCTATTTCGGTGGAGTTTTTGCAAAGATGTTAAACAATTTAGCACGAAGCATTGCCGCCTCTCTGTCATTGTTCAACCCATAAACTGAACCATAGTTTACGTTCTCTTCGCGTTTCTTCTTTACAACATCCGTCATAATCTGACCTGTTGTTTTTCCGCTACTAAGTCTTGCTGTATACAAAGGGTCATTAACAAAAGACGATTGCCTACGATTTGTATTCCAAAGAAACGGAGAGTCGTTAGCGCATTTACATGTCATGTAATTTCCTTTGGAAAGAATACAGCAGCAGTGAGAGGAGCAACATCATACATCACATTCAACACTTGCTGTGCAACAATACGATGTTCCTTCTGTGTTGACTTGTGCAACCTGCTGTTCAAGTAGTGTATCCAGCTACGCATGTTGCCGTTCATGTACATGCGGCTGGTGGTTAAGCCTTCGGGCAGCAGCGCTCTTGCTTGTTCTTTGGCAATGCCGTTGTCTAGCGCCCACCTGTAGGTTTTTTGCACTTGATCTAACAGTTTGTTTTGTTGAATTTGCCACATATCATCCAGTGTAAAATCAGTACTTGGCAAACTATTCTGCCTGTCCTTATCATCTTGCATTCGACATTCGCGTAGCTCAGCAGGTGGTAATACTGATGCGTCAGCATAGCGCTGGCTAAACTCTTGAAAGCTAAAGCTCCTGTGCCTCAACACCTGTCGCGCAATGTCACGGGTTGTCGTAATCTCCACACACATGTTGCACATTTCAAAGGGACTGACATGTCCCTCACGCATCATGTATTTAAACAAGCCTTCCTTGTTGGGGTTGTCTTGATTGTTGGGGTTGCTGACCCGTGCTATGTAAGCCAGATGGCTATCGAGATCGGGCGTTGCCCATACCAGTTTAACTTCACTCATGACGCACCCTTTGCTGCAATGTACAAACCAACATTGCCTAAGCTGTAGCCAATGAATGCCACACCCAATCCCATGTTGCCTTTGATAATTAAATCAACAGCAACCACTAAATATACTACGCCGATGACGGCAATCAACCATGCACTCATGTGTTCTTCTCCTTTAGCAATTGCTCAATTGCCTCGGCAAACTTCTTAAATCCCAGTGGAAGCCTAACGGTTTTTGGGTCTATGAATTGCAAGACTCTCAGTCGATCTTCATCTGTCAGCCCTACCCACGGGTGCTGTGCAAAACCCATAGCTTCCATAATGTTGTATAAACTTTCTGGCGAAAGTTCTGGCACTGGTTGTGCATCTAGCATATCCCGCGCTTTCAGCATGTCTTTCAATTCTTCTTCAGTCATGTGTTCTTCTCCTTAGTCCCATAAGTTTTCATAATATTTACCGAACAATTTAAATCCATTTGATATCCGCTTCTGATAGGCAGTAGCACCCTTCAAGTCATACTTGTGTGTGTCCCTGTCACCTGTAATCATTTGATGATTTCCATTCTCAAGACAGACCCATTGTATGTCATGAGTGCCAGTATGAAACTGTTCTTCCCAATCATTAAGCTTGCTTTCAAAAGCAAAGATCATCTCACCCATCACCCAATCCCATCGTTTGAAATGATTGTCATCAGTGTGCCACTCATTTTCTTTAGGCGGTGCTGCTGTTGATCTCAGTCCCACTGGTACATCCTTGTCATCAACATTAGGCGCACCATGTTTAGATGCCTGTAGTTGCTTGAGCATTGGCAATATGATGTGGGCAAGGGTGTGGTCCATGCTCCATGTATCCCACGGGTCTATCCTCACTTCAATCTTTTGTTCACGAAAGGTGTGTATCCAAGTTAAAAACTTACTCAGCATTGTGACAGGTTGTTTATCACTCCACCTTTCAATGTCACCCTTCTTAGGTGTTGGAGATACGCTGCCACGATCTAGCCACTCACCAAACTTATGCACCCAACGAGGCTTGCTGTAAATACCATAGGCATCAGGCACTTCCTTCACCCAAAAGCAAAGAGCATTGGCTAGTTGATAAGGACCAACCCAGTTTTTATATTTTCCTATTGTTACCTTCATGTGTTCTTCTCCTTGAGTTTAGCTTCAATTTCGCGGATAAATTTACGCAGCCCCCACAAATCAGGACCTTCGTACCAATGTAATATTTCAATAGCATCTATTTCCTCGTCCGTCAGGTTTACCCATGTGCGCTCTGGCTGCACTGGCTGTGCCAAGGCTTCTTTGATGGCAGCAACGGCAATGTCTTGCATTTTGAATGAGTAATTCCATTCGTTTGTACTGTCATCGCCTGTAAGTGCTGCCTGATATTCAAACGCCTCAAGCGCCAGCTTCAGGGCTTCGTCTTTGGTCATGCTTGCATCTCCTTCATCTTGTCAATGTATGGCTGTATCTGTGGCATCGCCTCTTTCCCAAACTGGTATGCAACATACCTATGCCCAGCCTCATTGAACTTGGCGGGTAGCGTGATGTTTGCCTCGTTCGTTTCCAGCACAAACCAATCGCCTTTTTTTGTTTGGCACTTGACAATGACGCAACCGATTTCATCGCCAAGTGAGTTGGGCAATGTAATCTCTGAACCAAGCCCCAAATAAGTGATGAGGTCAAAGAATTTGGCTGCGGGTGTGAAGGTGTAGGTCTCGTATGTGTACCCATCAGGCGCATCATTCTTGAGTGCTGCTGTCTCAGGAATAGAAGGCGTAACGGCAGCAATCCCTGCGGCGGCAAGAAAGCCTAAGAATCCACGGCGCGTTGTCATGCTTGTCCCCTTGCCTCAATCCATTCGGGAAAAGTCTTGCTCTGCGCTGGATAGTTTTTATGCCACTCAGCAGCAGCTTTTTCATTCAACCACTTCACGCCGTTCTCAAGATCAGCCATGACACATGAGTGCCACTGATCGTAGATGGCATTACGCTCATCAGCACGGACAAGCTCTGCAAATTGTTTAAGGAACTTGGTGGTAGGCGCAAAGCCGCCAGCCTCACGCGCCATTTCAATGATTGTTTTCATGCGTCCACCCACTTCTGTTCAATGCTGCACCAGTACACACGCTTGCCTTCAATGATGCAATGCACGGCTACGACATCATCAATTTGTCCAGCAAGGCGGTAATAGCTGTCTTCTTTAAATGCCATCAGCTTCTCACCCTTGGCAAGCTGCACAGTGACAGTGCGTACCCCGTCCTTGCGGGTAGTGTCTCTTGTGATCTTCATAACATGTCCCTCATATCCTGTGCAACAGATGCACTCTTTAGTGTGTTCTTAATGTAAGGTGTAAGGCTGTGTGTTGTCGCATGTCCTGTGACAGACATGACATTGGTCAATGGTACACCAGCTTCGATCATCTCAGTCACTGCTGTTCGTCTCATGTCCATCATCTTTAGATGTTCTGGTATGCCAGACTCTCGCATGATTGTGCCACCAACCTTAGCCAATTGCAATAGGGTGTAAGGTTTGAATCCACCACTGCCATCACCAACAGGTGACGGTACAATGTACTTCTGCCAACCAATGTCAGCCTTCTGCTGTGCCAGCATCTCACGCAAGGCAGCGCTGGTTGGTATCTCCACCCTTGCCCTACGCTTGCTCTGCTCCAGCTTCATCACGCCAGTGTCAGCATTGTAGTTGTCCCATGTGAGTAGTCTCATGTCGCCCAAGCGTTGACCCCATGAGTATGCCATGTACACCAGCAGTCCAATGTTACGCCACTCATACTTGGTGAATGCCTTATCCATAAACTGCTTGATGTGTTTCTTTTCCCACACCACACGCCTTGGCTTGTCTTGCCGTCTACTCACCTCAGTGAAAGGGTTGTGCTTTGTAAAGCCATTGCGAATAGCAAAGCTAAACAACAAACGATAGACAGCCAGTGTGTGATTGGCAAGGCTGATGCTGTTCTCTGCATGCTTGTCATAGATGCGCTGACACATCGGTGTAGCAATGTCACACAGCCTTGTCCTGTATAGTTCCTGTGCCACAGTAGTGTCATGAAACCATTGCTTCAAGTAGTAGACATAATCAGTCTTGCTCTTCTGCGACAAGGCTTTGTAACCTATGCTGTTTATGTAGGACTTGAACAGGTCTTCAACCCTAGACTTCTCAGACAAGTTCTTTAAGTAGCGGTGTTCCTTACGCCACGAGTCCATGATTGCGTTATGCTTCTCAGCATACTCGACAGCAGCTTCGTAGTCTGTGCCACATGCCTTACGCTCAACTACACCAGCATCAATCGCATCTACTGGAGGGTTGTAGCGGTAGTGTGTAGTGTCATAGCGGATGAACGATAAGAGGTAGCGTGGTAGTTTCATATTAATAATTTTCCAATGTACATGCCAGTGAATATTAAAAGCATAGCCACCACCACAAGTGCTGCAAGTACCGCACCGATGAGCATCTGCCCAATGCTGTGCCACTCTATACTAAGCTCTTCAATATCATCTGGAACTACAGACGGATATGGTTTAACCCTGCGTATCATGTTGCTGTTTCTTTTCTTAGGCAAAGGACACCAGTGTGTCCAGAACTTATCACCATTGTAGATGGAGTAGATGGCTACGCCACCCTGCCCTAGTAGCTGTAGCTTTGCACCTCTTGGTGTATGTTCATCTACAGGTATCCAGAAATACTCTGTGTCAACAACAGCAGCACCATCGTTTGTCACTTGTACAGTCACATCATTCCCCTTCGTACAGATTGTATAGATCGTTTGCCATATCCAGCAACTCCTCATGCTTGACCAGCTTGTCGAGCCAGCGCTGAGGGATTGTAGAGTATCCATAGATACGGCCAGCAATCATACCAGTGACAGCACCTACAGTGTCAGCGTCACCACCCTTGTTGATGGCATGTACAACAGCATCTTCAAAGTTTCTTGTACGAGCAATGCTGTCCCATGCTGAAGCATAGCAGCCCATCACAGAACCATCAGGCTTTAACGCACCTTTGCTACGCAGACCATCATGGCAAGACATTCTGTAGCCACAATAAAGTTCTTCAGCCAGTGCCGATACATATTGCACAGTGTCCTTTGTGCCATGTGTAATCAGTGCTGTTGCAACAGACTCACCGATAGCCAGTGCCATGCACCGATGATTGACCACAACATTAGCTGCCATTCGCATGATAGAACCATTGCCGCTGGTGTTGTAGGAGGTGTTGCCACCATAGACGCGAGACTTCTCAATGCTCGACAGTGCATCAGATGTTACACGGCCAATGTCAAAGCAATGGTCACGAGTACCATGTGTGCCGTAGCGTTTCCAATCAACGAAGTTATTAGCAATCACCTTCGGTGAAAAGGTTTTGAAGTTGAGGTAAGCATCGGCAATGCACACCATCATGGCTGTGTCATCTGTCCACTCACCGACAGCAGTGTTGTGAAAGCCACCACCCACCATCTCTGTGAGCGGATGCCCTGTGTTGGGCTGTGTAAATTCTAGTGGCGCTCCAAGTGCATCACCAATAGCTGTGCCAATGAACATGCCAATTGCATATTCTTTATCCATACATATACCCCTTGTGTTGTTGTCAATGCACACCATACTTAAATGATGTGCATCAAGTACTACACTAGTTACGCAGCCATCTCTTCAGCAATGTTCCACAACTCGCCATTGATGCGGATGTTTTCTTTCACGCTGTTGATGGGACGAGCCTTACGGATAGAGCCGTATGGTGTTGCCTCAGTGATGCTCTTGACGAATGCCTTGCCACGAATGACGCTTTCCTGAATGCGGTTGAACACAGTAAACGCATCCATCATGTTGTCTTCATTGCGGTTGACAGTCAGCACATCGGTGATGGTTTTCTCGATGGCATAGACACCTTTCTTCTGTGCATCGTACATGTCCCAACGAGTAGCAACACTACGCTTAGCCATCTCATATGCTGTAGCACCGGACAGTTGCACATTACGCAGAGCATTGATACGCTCCATCATAGCTGGCAGGTTGGCAACAGTGTTACGCAGCATGTCTTCGAAGCCTGACATGGCTGTTGTATTGTGATACATGCGGCTTTGGAAGCCGTCACCAGCAACGATGCCGTTAGAGCAGATAAAACGGAATGCACCAGCAAACAACTTGACGCTGCTGCTACCATCGTGGCTGTTGTACAGGATGATTTCAGGACGCACATCACCCTGAGCAAAGTCAGTGTCGATGGTACGAGCAAAGGCAATCATGTGGGCTGAGTGTTCAGCACCTACCTTACGGCTACGCTTCTGTGCAGCTTGCACTGGAGAGTATCCATAGTCCTGCATCACAGGGATGAGGTCGCTAGTGTGCAGTGCAACATAACGATCAGTCAAGCGGTCATGCTTGGTAGTGGCAAACACAGCAGGGGATAGCTGCTGGATACGCTCTGTTGTCAGGGCTGTGTTGTTTGGATTGCGGGAGAAGATGACATGTTTAGACATTGAAGTTTCCTTAAAAGACACAGCGACATTGCTGTTGATGGGCTAGATTGTAAAGACTTTTTAATAACTTGTCAAGTAATGTCCGACTCAAGTGAGGGGTTATTGTCCTTCTTGATAAGCGGATGCACACTCTGCCATGCAGCCAAGTGACACACCTCACCGAACATGTTCAGGCAGTAGCTGTACGAGCCATCAATGTGATCGTAGAAGAACACATCACCTGTTGGTAGCTGCACATAGCTTCGTGGTCTACACTTGTAAAGCTCACGGACAGGATAGATTTCAAAGTCATTGATATCAATTGCAGTAATCATATAAGCACCTTTCATTTGTTGTACCTATTAACTATTTGTTTATGTAGCAGCACATCACCATCACGCATGGCACATCCCTTTATGTATCCGTCACGATAGCTATCTGTATCAGTTTCGCCGGAAACAAAAGGCAGCTGCCCTCTATATCCCTGCATGTATCCAAGCATATATTCATATGCCATACTCACTCTCCCATAACAATTGATGATCTGCTAATCTTCTTTGTCTCAATGTTCTGTTTGAAACAAGCATAGTCTGTACCATCCTTAGCAACGAATGCTTCGAACTTACCTTTAGCGTAGCACCTGCTCTCTATCTGTGCAGCTATAAGCTCTTGCTTCATACGCTCAGTCTCACCACCTACCCAAAAGGCAAAGGACAGTAGAGCAAAACAACCAGCGCTTATTGCCAGCATATTAAACATCTGCATTTCCTGTGGAGTAATGTGAATAAGAACGGACACGGCTGTTTCTATTAGTATGTTTCTCGA